TGGGTTTTAAAAATAGATATGAATACCCAAAAGAAGAATTAAAATACAAAATCAAAGATGGTTTTATTATTTATATTGATACTAGAGAGCAGATGCCTCTGAAAATAGATTATCCTACAGAAATCAAAGGATTAAAATTCGGAGACTACGCTATAAATGATCCAAGTAATAAATGCTACATTGAAAGAAAATCTATATCTGATTTCATAGGTACAATGAGCGGAGGTTACGAGAGATTTTGCCGCGAAATAGAACGCTCAATAGCAGCAGAAGCTAACCTGATTGTATTGGTAGAGAGACCATTACAAGAGTGTTTGAGCTTTCAACATTTAGACTACGTCTCAAAGAAAATAAAAGTTACTCCAGAATTTATATTCTTTAATGTTAGAGAACTGATACAAAAATACACCAATGTACAATTCTTGTTTGTAGATGGCAGAGAAGAATGCGTTAGAGTGATGAAAAGAATATTCTTTAGTGATAAAGAGTATAAAAAGTACGACCTTCAATTGATGTACGACTTAAAACTATTGTGATATGTGGCACGAAACAACTAAATACAAAAAAAAGACGGAAAATTACAATGAGGTATTCAAACTGCTAAAAGGAGAGCTTGAAGATAGAGAAGCTAAGATAACATTAGTTAAATTTCTTCGCCAGAATCTTTATCTTACCACTTATTTATTAACTGGTATAAAATTATCTCCATATCAAGAAATCACACTGAAAGGGATGTTCAATCGCAACTTCTCGATGTGCGTTTGGGGTCGTGGCTGCGCAAAGTCATTCATCGCTAGTGTGTATTGTGTATTGCAGTGCATTTTTGAACCTAATACCAAAATTCTTATAGCTGGTCCAACATTTCGTACAGCCAGAGCTATTTTTACTAATATAGAAAAAATGAGTCAGACTAAAGGAGCTGAATTGCTTCTTCAAGCTTTCGGAGCAAAGAGCAAAAGAAACGATCTTTATGAATGGGACATTAATGGCGGATCAATTCGAGCTATTCCTTTAAGTGGTGAAAAAATTCGTGGTTTCCGTGCTAATATTCTGGTCCTTGACGAGTTCATGCTTTTGCCAGAAGAGATTATCAAAAATGTATTGATGCCGTTCCTTGTTGCGCCTCAAGACATGAAGAGACGCATAGACATCCGCGAAATAGAAGACTTGTTGATAAAAAAAGGCAAGATGAAAGAAGAGGAAAGAATGGTCTTTGTGAATAATTCTAAGATGATTGCTCTTTCATCTGCTAGTTATACATTTGAAAATTTATATAAGACTTATCAAGAGTGGATAAATCAAATCACATCCCCAACAAAAGGAGAGTCTTCTTATTTTGTTTCTCAACTTGGTTTCGAGGCGTTGCCACCAGAGATGATAGACAAAACAATCATCGAAGAGGCTCAAAGCGGAGGGACTTCTCACTCAGCGTTTTTAAGAGAGTATTGTGCTCAGTTTACAGATGGTTCTGACAGTTATTTTAGTGCAAAGAAAATGGAAGATTGCACTTTGAAAGATGAATATCCCCATACTCTAGTCAGAGGAACTCCGGGAAAAAAATATATCATAGGAGTTGACCCGAATATGAGCGACAGTCCAAATGCTGACTATTTTGCTATAGCTGTTATGGAGTTGGAAGAAGAGACAGGGGTTGGAATTCTTGTACATACTTATGCTGGGCTAGGGAATCTAAATAATCATGTCAAATATTTTGGCTATTTGATGACTCATTTTGATGTTGTTTGTATTGTTGCGGACAATGCTGGTGCAGACATATTCATAGATACCTGCAACCAATCTGAAGTATTTAAAAATGCAAAAATAAATATAAAACTTCTAGATTTTGCGGCAGAAGCTGAGGGAGCGGATTATGATATGCAGATTAAAAATGCTAAAGCGCAATATAATTTATCAGAGAAAAGAATAGCATTCAATCAAGTCTTCTCCTCTGGTTTCATAAGAAAAGGAAACGAATATCTTCAAGCATGCATTGATTATAAGAAAGTTTTATTCGCTTCTAGGACTTGCTCTAATGATAAGTTTTTTAATGAAGCTATCTCTTGCACATTACCAAAAGAATTGATATTTACAGGAGACAAAGAAGACTGGAGCAATTTAGACTTCATAGAAAATCAAGACGATTTTATTTATCAAACAAAAAAACAATGTTCAATGGTAGAGTATACTACTACTTCTAGGGGTATGCAAAACTTTGACTTACCACAGCACTTGAAGCGAGGCTCTTCTGTTAATAGAGCTAGGAAAGATAATTATTCTGCGTTTATGTTGGCTAACTGGGGCGTTAAATGTTATAACGATATAATGAAACAAAATGTAGAAACTAATACATTTACTTTTACTCCAGTGATGTTTTAGTGTAACTTTAATATAGTATGGCGAATTTAGTCAGAAGGAAGCAGGTAGACCAAGTTGAATTTTCCGGCTTTTTTGTTGAAGTTGGAGATAAAAACTATTACCCTGCCGTCTCTAATCCTTCTGGATTCCTTACTCAAGTTGGGCTGAATGCTGCAACAGGAACACTAAATACAAAAATAGATAACTCTTCTGGGTACGCTAGCTCTAATACTCTAGCCACAGGGCAATATTCGGCTTTATATACAGACAGCCTAAGTGGAATTTTAGATGCTAGATTAGTTTCTACAGGGTCTAATTTAAGTGGCTCTATTTTATCTTTAAGCGGATATGTAAATACTATAAGTGGCATTCTTTCCGCGACTATAACTGGTACAGGAGCTTATTTAGATTCTAAAATAAATACTCTGAGCGGTTATTCTACTAATTACACTAATACTGTATCAGGAGTACTAGACGCTAAAATTACTGCGTCATCTAATTCAGGAATCATAACCAGTATCGTAAGTGGGGAAAGTTTTCATTTTACCGGAAAGAAGACTTTTGATTCTGATACAACTTTTCAAAGAATAAATTTAAGCGGAGTCGGAAAACCAAGTTCTATAGCAATCGTTGCTGCTTCTGGATCAGTATCAATAGTAGGTTCAGGCGGAGCGTTCATGTCTTTTATCGAGACTGGAATAACTAACTCTTTATACTCTGTAGCTGATTCTGCTGGGCTTCCGATGCTGGAGCTATTTGATGATTACACTTTAGTTCTTGGGCATTCTAGCAGAAAATCAATAGTATTAAGTGGTATATCTGGATATGTTTTACTGCCAAATTTACCCACGCAAGCCCAAACAGGAAGTCTTCCTAACGGAACGCTTTTCAGAAGCGGTAATTTTCTGATGATTTTATAAGGATTTTAAAATGACAAAAAAGAAACAACCAGAAGTAATTCCAATGATGACCAGCTATGCAGCTGCGACATCTGAGCGAGTAGCTGTCTCTGCTCGTAGAAATTTAGCTGGAGAGATTGAAAGAACAGACAGATTTACGAATATTGATTTCGGTCTAGTCCCTTTTAAATATTCTAACAATCTCCAGAACAAGAGTTCTCTAAACGTTAGAGATGCCGTAATTTTGTGCCAGAAAGCTTACTATAATTTTTCTTCTTTTAGAAATGTTATCGACTTGATGACAGAGTTTTCTTGTAGTAAAATTTATTTCACTGGAGGAAACAAGAAGGCTAGAGATTTTTTTGACGCCTTATTTAAAAAAATTAATATAGATAATTTTATCGATAAGTTTTTTAGAGAATATTATCGTTCTGGAAATGTGTTCATATATAGATTCGACTATAGAATTGAACAAGAAGATATAAATAAAATAACTCAAGTTTTTGGTAGCGATGCTACAAATGCTGCCGCTAAACTTCAGCTGCCATCTAAATATATGATATTAAATCCATCAGATATTCAATATGGTGGAAATATTTCTTTTGTTGGTGGCAACTACTACAAGATCCTTACGGATTATGAGTTGCAGAGACTTCGCAATCCAACTACTGATGAAGATAGAGAAGTTTTGAAGAGTTTGGACCAGCAGAACAAGTTGAGGCTGCAAAAGAAAGCTCTATCAGGCGCAGGAGCATACATAATGATTCCTCTTGATACAGATAGGGTCAATGCTGTTTTTTATAAGAAGCAAGATTACGAGCCGTTCTCTGTTCCTATGGGTTTCCCGGTTCTAGAAGATATCAACTGGAAGCAGGAAATGAAAAAGATGGACATGGCCATCACTCGCACAACTCAGCAAGCGGTATTGCTAATCACAATGGGTAGCGAGATGAAAAATGGCACTCTTAATATTAATCAGAAAAATATTGAAGCCATGCAAGCTCTTTTCCAAAATCAATCAGTAGGAAAAGTTCTTGTTTCTGATTTTACTACAAAAGCAGAGTTCGTTATTCCTGACATAGCAGGCATTCTTGATCCTAAAAAATATGAAGTAGTTAATACAGACATCAGAGAAGGATTAAATAACATTCTTATTGGAGATGAAAAATTCTCAGCTACCAGCATCAAAGTAAACATTTTCTTCCAAAGATTAGAGCAAGGAAGAGAAGCTTTCTTGAATGATTTCTTAGCTCCAGAAATGAAAAGAATCTGCAAGGATTTAGGTTTCAAAAATTTTCCAATTCCTCATTTCGAAGAGATAGATATCAGAGAGTCTTCTGTATGGAATAGAGTATCTGCTCAATTAGCTCAGTTGGGCGTATTGACTCCTGAAGAGTGTGTGGAAGCCATCAGGTCAGGGAGGCTTCCAGAGCCGGATGAGTCTTTGGATTCTCAAAATAAATTTAAACAATACAAAGAAGAAGGTCTATATGCTCCTATTGCAGCTGGAGGTGGGGCTGGGGCGATGGGGACAGGAAGGCCAGCAGGAAGCAAGGCTCCTCAAACAACTAAAAACGTATCTCCTAAAGGGGGGCAGAAAGCTCCAGCTATAGCTTCTTATGCCGTCAAAGGAATATCTCAAGCTTTTAAAGATTATGAAGTGTTAAATGCTGAGGTAGAAGATTTTCTCAAGAAAAAACATAAAAAGAAATCTCTTAATGAAGATCAAAAAACAGCAGCAGAATCAATAGCAAAAGCTATCTTCATGAATGAGCAAAAAGACTCTTGGTCTTCTTCTATCAAATCATATCTGAATGGAGAAACAAAACAAAATATTGAAAGACTAGAAGAATTAACTAATATATCACAGGAACATTCTATTGATTTATTTTCTGCTGCTGTATTGAATTATAGTCAAGTGTTTAAAGAAACAGTGTAATTATTTATAATATTTTAAAATGAATTTTGAAATACAAAATGGAAATTTTAGAGAAGCTCTTAACGAGAAAGAGTTTTCCATTGATTTAACTAATGAAGATTCAGGCTTTATAGGCAAGCAAGGCCCTGTTGCCGACGTAGAGGACTCTAGGCGAAAGGCGGGGCAATTAAGCGTAGAAATAGAAGCTAAAAGACCGGGTCCTAAAAGTTCGGCTCAGACGCCATCTAAACCTTCTGAAAAAAAGAAAGGTTCTTCTAAAAATAAATCTGGTTCTGCCGGAAAAGATGGGGATGCGATAACTTTTTCTGCTAAAATTATAGAAATGCTTAAAAACAAAGTAAAGAATCACAATGCAAAGCATTCTAGAAAAGTTAATTTAACTCAGTTAAAGAAAGTGTATCGCAGGGGAGCTGGCGCATTTAGTTCTTCTCATAGACCCGGAATGACTAGAGGGGGGTGGGCCGCTGCAAGAGTAAATATGTTTTTGAGAATGATGTCTGGCGGAAAAGTAAAAGACGCATATAGAAAGGCAGATCAAGATGTGTCAAAGTCTTCTTTAAATGTTATTGATGTTTCTGATTATTGGGAACCAGAAGAGGCCGACTTTATTCAAGCTTCTTTAGACATTTTAGAAATTGGGGATTTTGATTTTGATAGTGTAGATGAGCTTTATTTGGATGAAGACTCAAATTTAGAAAGATGGTACGAAATTTAATTATGAGCTTTAAATATATTACAACATTTAGTTCTTTTTTAAAGCCTTTGGTTTCAGAAGAGAAAGACAAGTATCTAGCTTTAGCTTCTTTGATGGAAGTGGGTAATTTTATCCCGGATATAGATACGGAGAAGAATGTAGATTTGCTTCCTGTAGCGTTTAACGCTGCTGTTATTAATAGAGTCAATAAGAATGGCGATGTAATTGACACTCCAACAGCTCTTGCGTCTTATAAGAATTTTATAAATAAACCAATCAATCTAGAACACAATAGAGAAAGAATTGTTGGCGTTATTTTAACCGCTGGATTTAGCCAATTTGGATCAGATGTTCCTCTTACAGAAGACGAAGTCAAAGATTTGAAGGGTCCTTATAATATTACTCTTGGCGGAGTTATTTGGAAAATAGCTAATCCTAATTTGGCCTCAATGATAGAAGATTCAAGCGATTCAACCAGTTCAAATTATCAAAAGATAAGCGCTAGTTGGGAATTAGGTTTTAATGAGTTTAATTTGATAGTCATAGAGGGAGAGTCTAAGAATATAGAAGATGGGTCAGAGATTTTTGACGCTGACCAAATTGAAACTCTAAAAGTTAACCTTAAAACATTCGGTGGCTCAGGAAAGATAGATAAAAGCAAATCGTTATATCGGAAAGTGACAGGAAATGTTGTTCCTCTAGGAATTGGCCTTACGGAAACTCCCGCCGCTGATGTAAAAGGAGTTGCTACCGTTAAAACAGAAGAAAAACAACAACTTGAAAAAGAAAATATTTCCAAAATAGAAAATTTAGATGTAAATACACTTATAGATAATAAAGCTATGAAAATTACCAGCATCAAAGATATTACTGATGAGAATTTGAAACAAGCTACGGCTTCTCAAATTTCTGATCTTATCGAACAAGAGCTTAAGACGGCTTCTGAAAAATTTGCCTCTGAAAAAGCTTCTGTTGATTCACAATTAAAGTCTACTAAGGAAAGCTTAGATACTCTTGTTGCTAACCAAGATATACTTCAGAAAGAAATTTCTAATCTAAAAGAAGCTCTTTCTGCTGTCGAACTTGAAAAGCAAAAGATTTTAGCTTCTGAGAAGTTTAATGAGAGAATGAGCGCCTTTGACGCCGAGTATGATTTAGACGCTGAGACTAGACAAATTCTAGCTACTGAAATAGCTGATATGGAAGACTCCGCTTTTGCCGCCTTCAAAAATAAGATGGCGGTATTCATGAAAAGCAAAAAGAAGTCAGCTAAAGAGAAAGAGGACCAGAAGGAAGACTCCAAGGAGTCTAAAGCTTCTGTCGCCCAAATTGTAGAAGAGGTTACTGATAAATCCGAAAAGCAAGTCGTTGATATGCCAATGACTTCTTCGATTTCTCAAGGTTCCTTTTTCGAAAAATACAAACAAGCTTTTGACTACGATGGTTTCGTGGTCGGATAATAATAATAAAAAATAAGGAAAAATATGGCTTATAAACTAAGACCTTTTAGAGATTACGATGAACACGATGTATTAAATCTGTTCTCTTACGACACAACCGGCTTATCTGCTGGTTCAATCAGCGTCACCAAGGGCACCTTGGTTAAGATTGCTACTGGTTGGAAAAACTACGATTCAGGCGTTGAGCTTGGCGGTGGGCTAGAATTCATCGGCGGAGCAGGCACCTTGCAGCCCACCAACGTTGTTTCCCAACGCTACGGAGTGACCGCTAAAGTTGTTTATGCAAATACTGGCGAAACTCCAATCGGAATGACGCTTTATGATGTTAAAGACGCTGACGAGAATGGAGAGCTTCTCAAGTATTATCCTCGCAAGGCTGCTGAGATGCAAGCTGTAATTCCCGGACAAGCTGTTCCAGTAGTTACCCGTGGCATCTTCCTAGTCCAAGGCGTTCTTGGAACGCCGACTGCTGGTGGCACCGCTTACGCTGGTGGAACAGGTCAGATTACTTCCCGCACAGGTGATTCTGCTGGAAATATTGCTAACGTCGCTATCGGCAAGTTCCTCGGAGCCCCTGATGTCAATAACGAAACCCTTGTGAAATTGGCTCTCTGATATATAAAGGAAATAATATGAGAATTAAACTTAAAAATACACCTGAGCAAGTCGAGCTAATCAAAGCTCTCGGCTCTAAAAACAGATTGGTTTCTGCTGAAGCTTCTGAAGCTTTTGCGGCTTTCCTCGGACCCGTTATCCAAAGAGTAATTTTGCAAGCTGGAACAGCTTCTCAAATTTACACAGACGCACCATTCGATGAGAATGATTCACCTAGCTATCCTCTAGACTTGTATTACAACGAGTTGAACAATGGATACGTTAGCGTTTGGTCTCAAACTCTTGCTGGTGGACTACCTTCGTCTCAAGACGTTTCTGCCATTCAAGAAGTCAAGATCGCCACCTATCGCTTAGACAGCGCTGTTTCAATCAATAAGAGATATGCTCGCCAAGCTCGCTTGGATATTATCGCTAAGTTGGTTGAGCGTATGTCTCAAGAAGTTCTTGTTAAGCAAGAGCGTAATGCTTGGGCAGTATTGCTCAAGGCTCTAGGCGAAGCTTCTACCACTCCTCAAGGTGGCACTGCTCTTAAGCACTTTATTGAGGCTGGAGTAGCTGGACAATTCAAGCTAGACGATCTAAACAAACTCATGACTCGCGTCAAGAGAGTTAATGAGTCTTGGGCTGGCGGCACCCCTGCTGATCCATATAGCACTGGGTTGACTGATCTTTACGTCTCTCCTGAGATTAAAGAGAAAATCCGTGCTTTCGCTTATAACCCACTAAACACTGTTGGCGGTATCCGCACAGTTACTACTAGCGGAGCTTCTGAAAGCGCTATCGCTCTTCCTGACGGAATGAGAGAAGAGATCTATCGCAACGCTGGTATGCAAGAGATTTACGGTGTAAATATCATTGAGTTGATCGAGCTTGGCGTCTCCAAGAAGTACAACGTTCTCTTTGATAACTATATCACTAATATGCCTAGCTCCACTGCATTTGATCCTTCCGTTTATCAGATTCTTGTTGGAGTTGACAACACCAAGGGCGCTTTGATTCGTCCAGTTGCTACCACTTCTGAAACCGGAAGCCAATTCAATGTTCAACCTGATGATCAGTTTATGCAAAGAACTGACAAGGCTGGATTCTATGGCTCTATGGAAGAGGGTCGTATCTGTATCGATGCCCGTGCTCTTTCTGGT